GGGGGTTAGCATGAAGCGTATTGCGGATGATCACTTTGGGTCTTGGTGCAGGTATAACAAGGCTTTTGAAACATACAAAATGTTGAAAGTTCAACCACGACAGTGGGCCATGGAGCTTGTATTCTTTATCGGACCATCCGGAACTGGAAAGACTCGCTCAGCTGTTGAGCTGGGAGGTGAGGATGTTTATTATAAGCCACGAGGCAAGTGGTGGGATGGTTACTCGGGAGAGCACACTGTTATTTTCGATGAGTTCTACGGACACTCCTATCCCTTCTCCGAGCTTTTGCAGTTGTGCGACAGATATCCTCTTCTGGTTGAATGCAAAGGAGGCTCGCGCCAATTCGTATCAAGGCGTATCATATTCACATCCAATCAGGACCCTAAGGATTGGTATTCGGGCGAGCGCACACACCAAGGACCTTGGGATGGTAACCCTCTCAATAGAAGGATTCGAGATTTTGGTAGGGTCATTCGGACAGGTGCTGTCCACCAACCTGTGCCTTTACAAAGACAGCCTACCGTTTTTGACGAGTCCACTGGCCTTTGGGGAGACGAGTTGCCGATCGGACAATTGTTTCTTTCGGATGAGGGATTATAGAAAATTATTCAAGAAAATAAAACGATTTTAATTATTGATCTGTGAATCTCAAGCGAGTTGAGATGTTGAACTGGATAATGTCGTCGTTCAAACTGGTGCCGAGGTAGATGCCAATGCTGTTGGTCTTCTGCTCTGTGATTACACCAGTAGCTCCACTAAATACAAGTGGAATGTTGCACTTTAGAAAGCCTTCGGTTGTTTGGTAGTCTCCGTCATATGCAGCGGCAACTCCTGCGTTTGCATTTAGATCGATTGCCTCTCTATGGAGGACTTTGAATCGGTCTCCATTTTGGATGTTGCGTAAAGCTGTTGAGGCCACAGTGTTGGTCCAAATATCAGTAGTTGAAGCTTGAGCTCCGTTTGTTTGAGTGTCTTGTACGATCCACATAAAGACTTTGTCGTTGGATGCAGCTCCAGCAGGTAAGGTCCAATTGGCTCTCCATTGAATAGATTTCACAATGCATTTGTAACCAATGCGTTGGCCTTGAGTGGCACCTTGGGGAATGTTTGTTATCGAACCGAGTGGTTCGAGGGTAGTGTCAACAACTCCAGCGAAAGGAGTATCGATGAACTTCTTCTCGATTTGGGCTCGTTGTCCGCGACCTGTCCCAAATCGCCCATAGAATCCAGCCCTTCTGGTAAGGCCTGTTCGAGCGTACCTTCTGCGACGAGTCGTATATGGTTTTCGTGTTCCATATCTCCGTCTAAGCGGATTGTAAGCCATAGGGCCAGCAGCGTAGCCACCATAATAACCACCATAGCGTTGACGTTTAACGATTTCCATGCTGCGTGTTCTACCGTAGCGATCTGCGTACCAAACCCTACTCGCCATAAAAAAATGGCGGGAAAAAAAAATGATTTCACCCCAACAGCAAATATGCGGTCTAGGGCAAGGGCTATGCGGTAACCAAACTAGGGCTAAGGGGGGCTAGGGCGAGCACCCGGCCGGGCCGGCCGGCTGCGTGGGGGTGGGGGTGTAGGCGGTGCTTAATATTTAGCGCCGCAGGCCGTAGCGCCAGCGTACTCGGCGCCCCGCGCCGATAGGGGCCACCAGGCTAGGGTCTGGGGGCGGGGGGTTTGTTTAATACAAAAACAATTAATCTTTATTTTTTTCCCACTTTCCTCCGCTTTGTGAAGCATCCAGCCTTGGGCTCCACATTCTTTGGCTGCTTGGCAGAAAGATAATTGGCGAATGTTCTACAAACAGCAATAACGGCTAAGTCCGAAATCTCGTACTGACTAAAGTACCAACCTAGATCGGGTTGTTCGGGGAAATCACCCTCTTCCTCACCCCACTGTTGTCGATGATCCACATCCTGAGGTTCATAGTAACCCTCGCCCGACTCCGAACTAGGCGGCGGCGAAGAGAACATGGGGGGTTGGGTCGATGGTACGTCCGCTTCCCCCGCATTATTATTAGCAGCCCTTTTCATATAGAATTTTTATAAAAAAAATTCACAGAAGTGACCGCTAGTATTACCGGTCACTTCTGGAACACCACTTCTGGAACGCGGTGTTCAAGTGAAATTTCATCCCTGAAATTTCCAATTAGGGAGTAACTTTACTCAGAGTTACTCACGCGACCGGTTAAGGTCATATCGGACTGCCGGGCAGTCGTACTTTAACCTGATAAGGGGTGCCATGAGCTACAGGAATATCTGGTTCACAGTTAATAATCCCACCGAGATGCTTGAGCCATCGGAGTGGGACACATGCACTTACTGCGTTTATCAAATGGAAACGGGGGAAAATGGTACTGCACATTTTCAGGGGTACGCCGAATTTAGCGGTAAGCACAGGCTTGGTTGGTACAAGGAGTTGGATGGCCTAGAGCGGGCCCACATTGAGCAGCGCAAGGGCACTGGAGCCCAAGCAGCGAATTACTGCATGAAGGATGAAGGACGTATAGACGGTCCTTATGAGTGGGGAGAGATGAAAGAACAAGGGAAAAGAAATGATTTGGATTCTATCAGGAGGAAACTGGATTCAGGCGTAAGTATGAAGAGGATCGCAGATGATCATTTTGGGTCTTGGTGCAGGTACCAAAAAAGCTTCAACGCTTATAAGCAGTTAAAGACTGATCCACGTCAGTGGCCCATGGAGCTCATATTTATCATCGGACCATCCGGAACTGGGAAAACTCGCCGAGCAGTTGAGATGGCTGGTGAGGATTGCTATTGGAAGCCTAGAGGCAAATGGTGGGACGGTTATACTGGACAGCACACTATTGTTTGGGACGAGTTCTATGGACACTGCTATCCCTTCTCCGAACTGTTGCAGTTGTGTGACAGATATCCTTTGTTGGTTGAATGCAAAGGTGGAACCATGCAATATGTTAGTCGCCGTATCATCTTTACCTCCAATCAGGAGCCTAAGGATTGGTATTCGTCAGAACGCACACATCAGGGGCCTTGGGAGTCTAATCCTCTCCATAGAAGGATACGAGATTTCGGTCGGGTGTTTCGGACAGGAGTTATACACGAAGCAGCACCTGTACAAAGACTTTTGTCCCTTTTTGACGAGTCTACAGGATTATGGAGCGACGAGCTGCCGGACGGAGAATTGTTACTTTCGGATGCGGGACTACAGAACCTATTACAGGCCACCATACAAGAAAATAAAGACTAATTTTTATTGATCAGTGAATCTCAAACGAGTTGAAATGTTGAACTGGATGGAGTCGTCGTTTAAGCTGGAACCGACGTAGACACCAATGCTGTTGGTCTTCTGTTCTGTGATAACACCAGTTGCTCCGCTAAACACTAGTGGGATGTTGCACTTCAAGAAACCTTCGGTTGTCTTGTAATCTCCATCATATGCAGCTGCTACTCCAGCGTTTGCATTCAGTTCGATCATTTCTCTGTGGAGTACCTTGAAACGGTCTCCATTTTGGATGTTGCGCAAAGCAGTGGATGCCACAGTGTTGGTCCAAATATCAGTAGTAGCTGCTTGTGCGCCATTGGTCTGAGTGTCTTGCACGATCCACATGAAAACAGTGTCATTGCTAGGGCCACCGGTGGGTAGAGTCCAATTACATCTCCACTGAATAGATTTGACAATGCATTTGTAGCCGACACGTTGTCCCTGAGTGGCACCTTGAGCGATGTTGGTTATAGAGCCTAAAGGCTCTAGGGTTGTATCAGCGGTCCCTGCGAAGGGCGTATCAATGAATTTTTTCTCGACTTGGGCTCTCGGTCCGCGGCCCGTTCCAAAACGGCCGAAATAGCCAGCTTTTCTGTAACGACCTGTTCGCGCATACGACTTGCGACGTGAATAGCGTTTCCTGCCAGTCCTAGCGCGTAGAGGATTGTAGATAACAGGGCCAGCAGCAGCGCCACCGTAATAGCCACCATAACGAGAACGTTTAACGAATTCCATAGATCTAGTTCTTCCGTAGCGATCAGCAAACCACACCCTGCTCATAAAAAAATGGCGGGAAAATCAAAAAATGATTTCAGGTTAACCGAAGGCTACCCCCTATGGCTGCAACTAGGGCTAAGGGTGGGGCTAGGGGGAGCACTCGGCCGGGCCGGCCGACTGCGTGGGGGTGGGGGTGTAGGCGGTGCTTAATATTTAGCGCCGCAGGCCTTAGCCCCCCCGGGGGGGGCGTACTCGGCGCCCCGCGCCGATAGGGGCCACCAGGCTAGGGTCTGGGGGCGGGGGGTTTGTTTAATACAATCATTTGCCATAATTTATTGATTTACGTCGCTTAGAAAAGCATCCGGCCTTGGCCTCCACATTCTTGGGTTGTTTCGCTGAGAGATAGTTAGCGTACGTCCTGCAAACAGCAATTTTAGCTAAGTCAGTCATCTCCCAGTGGGATAGATACCAACCTAGCTCGGGGTCCTCTGGCCAATCAAATTCCTGTGGATCCCCAGCATCCAGTTCCTCAGATCGAGGATAGCGTTCATCCTCCTCATACGAAGGCGGTGGGGAGCTAAATCCAGGTTGGGTCTTCGGCACGTCCTCTTCGCCCGCATTATTTGTAGCGGCCCTTTTCATTTGTAAAAGTTTGTGGTCGGCGGGCTCTAAAAATAGCCTCAAAGGTATTTTTTCACTGAAGTGCCTGTTAGTATTACCAGGCACTTCTGTGTAAACACTTCTGTGTTTACTGAGCTTCAGCTCTATTAGGGAGTAACTTTACTCAGAGTTACTCACGCGACCGGTCGCGGTCATATTTATGCGCCGCATTTCATAAAAAATTTTCAGATGGAGGGCTCCGCTAGAATGAGAAATTTTTGCTTTACAATCAATAATCCGCAAGAGATTATTGAGCCATCAGAGTGGCCAGGATGCACGTACTGTGTGTATCAGATGGAGATGGGCGAGGAGGGTACCGAGCATTTTCAAGGCTATGCTGAATTTAATAATGCTAAAAGTTTCGCTTTGGTGAAGAAACTTCCTGGGTTGGAGAGGGCACATATTGAGAAAAGAAAGGGATCTGCTAAGCAGGCTAGGGATTATTGTATGAAGGATGATACCAGGCTAGATGGTCCTTACGAGTGGGGGGTATGCTCTTCTCAAGGGAAGAGGTCTGATCTTATTGAAGTTCAAAAGAAAATCAAAGATAATGTTCCAATGAAGCGAATTGCAGAGGATCACTTCGATGTTTGGGTCAAATACTCCAAGGCTTTTAAGGAGTACAAGAGTCTCTGTGTGGAGAAACGATCATGGCCTATGGATCTCATTTTTTTGCTTGGGCCCTCTGGCACCGGTAAAACACGAACCGCAATGGAATTGGCGGGCCCAGATTGCTACGTCAAACCTCCGGGCCAATGGTGGGATAATTACAATGGTGAGCACACCGTCGTCTGGGACGAGTTCTACGGTCATAGCTACCCTTTCACGGAACTCCTTCAGGTCGTTGATCGCTATCCTTTGCTTGTTCCCTTCAAGGGTGGATTTCATCAGTTTAGTTCAAGACGAATTATTTTCACCAGCAACCAAGAGCCAAAGGATTGGTACAATGCAGAACGTACTCATCAAGGACGTTGGGAAGATAATCCTCTTTACCGCCGGATTAGGGAATTTGGAAGAATTATGAGAACGGGGGAGATTCATGTCGTGGTGCAACCTATGCTCCCCCATTTTATCCCTAGTGAGGGTCTTTGGTCGGATGCTCCGCCGCAAGAGGAGGAAAGTATAATGGAAAATTAAAAATTTATTTACATATCTGTAAATCTTAATCTTGTGGAGATGTTGTACTGAATCACATCATCTGTGATGCTTGAGCCTAGGTAAAGGCCAATGCTGTTTGTCTTTTGTTCTGTGATGACTCCAGTTGCTCCACTGAATACCAGTGGGATGTTGCACTTCATGAAACCTTCGGTTGTTTGGTAGTCTCCATCAAATGCAGCCGCTACTCCGGCGTTTGCATTTAAATCGATCGCTTCTCTGTGTAAGACCTTAAAGCGATCACCATTTTGGATGTTGCGCAAAGCAGTTGAGGCCACAGTGTTGGTCCATACATCAGTAGTTGTTGCTTGCGCTCCGTTTGTTTGAGTGTCTTGTACGATCCACAAAAAGATTTTGTCGTTAGACGACGCTCCCGCAGGGAGCGTCCAGTTGGCTCTCCATTGAATGGATTTCACAATGCATTTGTAACCAATACGTTGACCCTGAGTAGCACCTTGTGGGATGTTGGTGATAGAGCCTAAAGGCTCTAGGGTCGTGTCGACGGTTCCAGCGAACGGAGTATCGATGAATTTCTTCTCGACTTGAGCTCTTTGTCCGCGGCCAGTTCCAAAACGGCCGAAATAACCAGCTTTTCTGTAAAGACCAGTTCTTGAATACCTTCTGCGACGAGTGGTTTTTGCTTTTCCGACGGAATATCTCCGGCGTGCAGGATTGTAAGCATATGGGCCACCAGCACCATAAGCCCCACTAGTACGATACATTTTGCGATAAGGTTCCATATATGTCGATCTAGTTCTTCCCTGTGAGTCAGCGTACCACACCCTTAAAGACATAAAAAATTAAAATTTTGGCGGGAAAATAATTTGAACCCGTAAGGCAAGGGCTACCCCCTATGGCTGCAACTAGGGCTAAGGGTGGGGCTAGGGGGAGCACTCGGCCGGGCCGGCCGACTGCGTGGGGGTGGGGGTGTAGGCGGTGCTTAATATTTAGCGCCGCAGGCCT